TGTACCTTCAACACGATCAGAAGGAACTCTACCATGCAACAGAAGATCAAATACTTCCAAGAGCGAGAGCGGGCTACAGGTACAGTGTATGTTGTTAACCCGCCCAAGTACGTTAAGGTTGCGACAGGTGCAGAGTATCAGCAGTTCACCAGTAAAAGTGACGCTATCTCCGCCTCTTTGCGTATCAGCCAACAATTCCAAGATTACAAACGTGGCATTAAGGGTAATGTACATGTGGATGATACCATCGTGGAAGGCCTGATTAACCATTTCCAAACCACAGAGGAGTTTATGGACCTCAAGGCCAACTCCAAGACCCATTACCGCCTGATGTTCAGAACAGCTATCAACTTCCGTGTGGGCCAAGCCAACAAAGACTTTGGTCAGGTGTATGCCAAGAGCGTAGATGCTGTGATGGTGGATAACTTCTACCAGCAGCTAAAGGCCACCAAGAGCCACCACAGAGCTAACTCCACAGTCAAAGTTATGCGCCGTGTCTGGAACATTGGTCTGCGTCACGGGAAGGTGGCAGTTAATCCATGGATACAGAAGCGGATGAAGGAACTGCCATCCCGTAAGACTTTGTGGGAGAGAGAGCATGTTACTACAGCTATCCAGACTGCTGATGCTATGGGTTTGTACAATCTCGGTACGATGATGCTTCTGTGCTACCATCTGTGTCAGCGTCCCGGTGATATCCGCCAACTTACGTGGGATAACTTTGATGGTGAGGTGTTCAGGTTCACGCAGGAGAAGACTGCTGTGTTCATGGAGCTTGATGCGTCTCCTGATCTCATTACCCGCCTCTCCTCATACTCTCATCGCCCTGTAGATGGTCTTATTGTGCCTAATGACGAGAATGGCCTGCCACATGACCGCTTCACCTACTCCAAACAGCTTCGTAGGGTGCGAAAAACAGCCGATTTACCCACCGACCTTACGATGGCTGACCTACGCCGCACAGGAGCCACGGAGATGGCTGAAAGCGGCTGTACAGAAGACCAACTGCGGGCCGTAACAGGGCATAAGAGCCGTGTTATCCTTGAGACCTATGTAAGACCCACCCGGAGGATGGCACGGGCGGGAATGAACAAGAGGTTCGGGGACAATTAAGACCTCCACTCATATAACCCAACAGAGAGAGCTAGCCATGAACATGACTAATCACGCGGAAACCTTGTTCCGTAATGCAGGCATCATCGACCAACAGACAGACTTTGATGCGATGGAAATTAATCTAGAAGAAAATCCTGATACTGAGGAAGCGGAGACAGAGTATGACAATGAGTGATATCACCGTAGAATACCTAGACCATATGGGCAGTGACCTAGACGTAGTGAACGCCGCTAAGGTCAGCTTTGGTAAGCAGTCTGAGTGGGAAATGGGTACTTATAACTTTGGTGATGGCCTGTTTGGTGATATGGTTGAACCTCTGCTTTCCCGGAAGGATACCAGCCTCATTAACTACTTGGCCCGTGGTATGACCACAAAAGACTACGATGCTATGATCCGGGATATGCGTAGCACGTATGAGACTGATGAGATCATTGAAATGGTTAATCAGTATCGTGACACACCTATCCATAAGTCACCCTTCAACCATTGCTATATCAAGTTCCGGGTTACCGCCCCCATCTACACCGCCCGCCAATTGGTAAAGCATGAGTACTTACCATGGAATGAGATATCCGGTAGATACGTGCAGTTTGAGCCTGACTTCTTCAAGCCACGGTCCTTCCGTGCCAAAGCAGAGGATAAAAAGCAGGGATCTGGGCTGCGCATGGAAGGACAGGCAGAAGTGGATCTAAAGGGTGTCTTCGATGATGCTCATGCCTTTGCCTACAGCAAGTATAAGCAGGCTCTTGCCCTAGGCCTATGTGAGGAGCAGGCACGATCCCTGTTACCTCTGGACACTATGACACAGTGGATCTGGTCCGGTAGCCTTGGTGCATTTGCTAAGATGGTAAAGCTGCGTACTGCCCCAGACAGCCAGTATGAGGCCCGGATAGTAGCAACTAAGATCATGTCGCTCATGGAAGAGTACTTCCCCACGTCTATGGAAGCTCTAATGACAAATGGCGGTGCAAAATATCACGGGAGTGAGTGATGTGGATGTTGGTGATAACTGTGTGCTTACAGTTTAGCAGCACAGAGGCAGAGTGCAGAAGACAGGTACAAGGGCCGCATCTTACGCCCATGGAGTGCCGAAATCGTATGCCAGAACAGGCTAAGGCGATAGAGAAAGTTATTGAAGGCATTGGCGGCAGGGTTCTGTTTGCCAATGTCTCCTGCAAAAAAGGTAAAGACGTATGAATGTGGTGCTGCTGGTCCTGTGGTTTGTGAATGCAGATACAGGTGAATTGGAGAAGCTTGATGGTTGGGGGGATCGTGTGCAGCCTTCTATGGCTGTGTGTGAGGAGCGCCGTGATGCTATCGCTTCCTACATGGCTCAATATGATGTTTTTGTGTCATGTGAGAGAGTTTATAATTAGGGTATCTTAACTTTCCTCAACTTACCTAAACTAAACTATATGAAAGCTAATGAAATCAGTAAGTTGGTTGCGGGAGTAGGATTTGAACCTACGACCTTCAGGTTATGCTCTATCCCAATGAAATCAAGGGCTTACAGTGTCAGGGAGTTACTACCTCATAACTGAGGCCTTAGCAACTCCCTTTTCTCTTGTTTCTATAAAGGTTAACCTCATACCTAAGCGTAGGAGAGATTATGGCGACTTATAAAGAACAGTTAGACGTACTGGACCCCATTAAACTGTCTGAGGGGCAGACTAGGCGGATCAACTGCCCCTTCTGCGGTGGCCGGAACACCTTCTCAATCAGCCGACATGCTGGATCAAGGGTATGGAACTGCTACAAGGCCTCCTGCGGGATACGGGGAGGTAAGGACACTGAGCAGTCTCTGAACACCATCCGTGAGAGGCTGAAACGCAGCAGTTCAGATGAACCTACCTTTGACCCCTTGCCTGAGCATCTATCCAGACCGCAGGCCCATAAAAGGGTCATGGAGTACCTTGAGGCTGTAGGGTCTCTAGAGGCCTTTGAGGCAGGCCTAGTGGATATCAAGTTCTCGCCACAAGAGAACCGTGTGCTGTTCTTGATGAACGCGGGATCGGGGGCTGTGGGCCGTGCCTTAGATCGCAGAAAGCCAAAATGGAAGGTCTTTGGGGACTCTAGGGGTTTGTTATCTGTGGGTGTGGGAACTACTGCTGTTCTAGTAGAGGATGCAGCATCGGCCTGTTCTATGGGTGTGTTCTCGGAATGTTCAGGCTGTGCTTTACTTGGTACATCGGTTACTCTATCACAGAAGAGACAGTTAATGTCCTACGAGAAGGTAATTATTGCACTAGATAAAGACGCTTCTCGAAAGGCTTTAGAACTACAGAGGCAGCTAGAGGGGCGTGTGCTTACGCGGGTGGTGTACTTAGAGGATGATCTCAAGTACCTAACCAGACAGCAAAGAGAGAGGATACTACGATGAAAGCGCGAGGCTTAATATTAATCGACTACGAGTTCCCCGGCGGATATCGTGAAGCCGCTGAAGAGGAAGAACGTCTGACCGAAGCTATGAACGCACTAGTACGGGGCAACGGTCGTGTTGTGTACTACCAGTGTACCATCAAAGAGCGTAGAGGTGACTCCAAGCCTGACGTAAGCCAGATGAAACTTCGTAGCAGCTAAAATTAACGGAACCAACTGACTGTATTATTTTGCCCCCTGCGCTTCGTAGGGGGTTTCTTTTTGTTCCCCGCTAAGGTATCTTTGGTACCTTAACTGCTATTTAGCAAAGGGAGCATGATGTTAGATACTGACCTCATCAAGACATTACTGGACCACGACACATTCAACGCCTGTACGGGCAAGCTGACCCCCGGCATATTTGGGGAAGATGTTAGAGACATCTATGAGATCGTAACTAAGGCCCACCAGAAGTATGGGCATTCTCTTACCAGCCAAGAGTTATTGGCCTTATGGCGGGTGGACAATCCGGTGGCTACAAAGGCAGAGCGTAACGATGTTGCGCATCTGTTAGAGGATATTGAGTCTGCCACCAGCCTTTCTCATGACGTTACTCTAGATGTTATTGAGACCTTGTGGCGGCGGGATCTGGGTAAGCGCATTGCTAGCCTAGGTCTGGAAATGTCAGAAGGGCGTGAAGAGGCTATGGGGCGATTACAGTCCCTGCTGGACCGCCACGCAGAGGGCTATATGCCCAACGACTTTGGCGATGATCCCACAGATGATCTAGACGAATTGCTGGCTATGGCTAGCGATGAGAACCGATTTAAATTCAACATCGAAACACTGTCCCGGCATGTGTACGGTTTGGGTCGCCGGGAGTTTGGGGTAATTTTTGCTACGCCCAACACAGGTAAGACTGCGTTTGCTGTGTCTCTGGCCTTTGCTCCCGGTGGTTTCATTGATCAGGGCCGTAAGGTCATGTTTCTAGGAAATGAAGAGGCTATGGACCGTACTGTGTTGCGGGCGATGTTGAGTTGCACTGGTTTGGATAAATACCAGATCGCAGCAGACAGAGAACGTGCCAGACAGATCTACCGCGCAAAGACCCAAGGTAAGGTGGTATTCCGTGACACGCAGGAGTGGGATCTCAATCGTATTGAGGCCTTCATAGGTAAGCAGAAGCCTGATGTAGTGATCATCGACCAGTTGGATAAAGTGCAAGTAGCTGGGGGCTTCGACAGTGGGCATGAGCGTCTGCGTGAATTGTATCGACGGGCTAGGGAAACAGCCAAGCGGTATGACTGTGCATTGCTGGGTGTATCACAGGCGAGTAATGAAGCATCCCGTAAGACCCGCCTAGATTATTCTATGATGGAAGGATCAAAGATTGGTAAGGCTGCAGAGGCTGACCTGATCATTGGTATAGGTAAGCATGAAGTAGACGAGAATAACGAACCGGATAATTCCCGGTATCTCACAGTGTCCAAGAATAAGCTCTCAGGCTGGCACGGCACTGTAATCTG